ATTTTATGGCTTTGGACTCATTCACATGATTGGCGGATTGAGTCGTACGGCAACGGCGGCTCTCCGTCAATTATTAGACGCAGGGACTTTATCAAACCTACCAGCAGGATTTAAACAAAGAGGTGTCAGAGTCAGAGATGAGGCAGCTCCGATACAACCGGGTGAGTTTAAAGATGTGGATGCACCGGGTGGATCTTTACGTGATGCATTCTTTCCACTACCATACAAAGAGCCATCACAGACATTATTAAATCTACTTGGCATTGTTGTTCAAGCAGGTCAGAGATTCGCAAGCATTGCTGACATGCAGGTCGGCGATGGTAACCAGGCGGCAGCGGTTGGAACAACGGTTGCATTATTAGAACGTGGTTCAAGAGTCATGAGTGCGATACATAAGAGATGTTACGCAGCGATGAAGGAAGAATTCAAACTGTTATCAAAAGTGGTATCACAATACCTACCACCAGAATATCCATATGACGTTGTGGGCGGTGCGAGAAATATAAAACAATCTGATTTTGATGATAGGGTTGATGTCGTGCCGGTTGCAGATCCAAATATATTCTCGATGTCACAGAGAATCACATTAGCACAGACACAATTACAGATAGCAACATCAAATCCACAGCTACATAACATGTATCAGATATATCGAAACATGTACGAGGCGATCGGTGTTAAAAATGTTGATGCGGTTCTACCAGCACCAGCACCAAATATGCCAATGGACCCTAGTTTAGAACACATTAATGCTTTGGCTGGCAAACCTTTTCAGGCTTTCCCTGGTCAAGATCACAGAGCACACATCACAGCTCACCTAAATTTTATGTCGACTAATATTGTTAGAAATAATCCTGCGGTCATGGCTGCGATACAGAAAAATATACTTGAACACATCAGTCTGATGGCACAGGAGCAGGTACAATTAGAGTTTAGAGAACAATTACAACAGATGATGATGATGCAACAACAGGCAGCTATAAATCCACAGATACAAGCACAGCTTCAGGCGCTCACAAATCAGGTTGAGTCAAGAAAAGCTGTGTTGATTGCTGAAATGACAGAAGAATATATGAAGGAAGAGAAGCAAATCACGTCACAATTTGATAATGACCCTCTTTTAAAACTAAAATCACGTGAGGTTGATCTTCGTGCGATGGAAAATGAGAGAAAAAGAGACAATGATGAGGCCCAACAAGACCTTGCAAGGGCAAGATTAATGCAACAGGGTGATATAGCAGAGGATAAGATGGATCAAAACGAGGATTTAGCTAAATTAAGGGCTGGAGTGAGCCTCGCAAAGAGCGGAGTGCAGCAAGCAGCCGTGATGGTGGAGGATGATTAATGCCATTAAACAAAAAAGGTAAAAAAATCATGAAATCCATGAAGAAACAATATGGAAAAAAGAAGGGTGAAAAGATATTCTATGCATCTAAGAACAAAGGTGTTATAAAAGGGGTAAAAAAAGGAGCATAAATGCAAAGACTAGATAAAATAAAAGAAGTTAAGGTTGCAGAACAGAGTATAGAGGTAGATCCTAGATCTAAAACGACTGCTGACCAAGCTTTTAATTATATTGCAACAGGAAAACCTGAGATGCCGGTTGGCGGTCAGAAAAGAATGTTGCCAGAAAAGAAAAGAAACTCTAAAGCGTACTAATTATGTGGTTATCGGCGATTAAACTAGCCGTCTCTGCTGGAAGTAAGATTTACGCTAACAAGCAGAAGACGAAGATGGCGATGTCAGAGGCACAACTCTTACACGCTGATCGTATGGCCCGTGGTGAGGAACAATACCAGGGTAAATTGCTAGAGGCCCGACAGTCAGACTGGAAGGACGAGGCCGTT